ACCGGAGTCGGAGTTCCTGCGGTAGCCAGGAACTTGATCGCCAGGGTATCCGCTGCGGAAACGCGGGCATCGAGCAATCCCACGGCCGCAGTCTGGGCGGCCGGGTTTGACACGATTACTCGGTCTGTCGTCAGCAGGCCAATGGCCGGAAAATACTGCGTGGTACTCGCAGTAGCGGCAGTCCCGATGAAGGTTTGCTCTCCGATTGAAGGTCCGGTACCTAGAGCGGCCGGGGTGAGGGCGATGGCGAAAGTCCCTACTTTCCACAGATTTCCGATGGGTGACTGGATTGTATCCGGAAGAGCCGCTGAGTTCGGTCCGGGGTTGGAACCATCTACGTTGGTAACTGCGGGGTTTGCCATGTGGCCTCCTTAACCCGAAACCCGAACCGCTAGCGGCCGGTAGAGAGAAGCATACCCGTAAGCGATGTCCATCCGGGTCGGTTCTGCGTCATTGTTGATCGTGTACTGCGTGGCGATCCGGATCGAGATACCCAGGTCTTCGTCGTAAGCTCGCGAAGCCTCCACAGCGGTTCGAGGTAGAGGCAGATCGACAAAGGCCAGAGCAAAAGCGTCACGATGGAAATACAGGTTCTCTGTACTGGCCGTAGCACTCGCCGCTCCGCTGTTGATCGTGACCGTATAAGGTGAAACCGGCGCTGCGGAGGCGTTCTGGAACTGCCCTCCGGAGATCAGACACTCTCCCACTGTGACCGTGAGCAACCCGCTGCCGTTGGAGGTGTACAACCCAGTGGCGGCATTGAACGTGCCATGCGCCAGCGTTGCCGTAGCGAACTGAGGTCCTCCAGGTGCCGCCGTTCCCGTCATCTGGGCATAACCGCCCGGAGGCAGGACGACGAACTGTTTCAGAGTATTCCCGTAACGTCCACGGTTCTGCGGATTGACCGGATAAACACCCAGAACTTGTAGTGTATCGCCCACATAGCATTGCGCCGCCGTATTGGTCAGGCCCGATATTTCAAAAGTCCCGGTCTGCGCCCATCCGGAGGTCAGGAGGGCTGTACCCCCAGCCACCGAAGTCGCGCCCGCCAATACCGGGGTTCCAGTGAGGGTGCCGGTCGTATAATTGGCGATATTGGGGTCTTCAAACCAGTCCGCACCCGCTGTTTTAGCGGCAACCATACCTTCCTCGTAGAGGTCGGAAATCTTCGCTTGGGGGTTGAACAGGCCCTTGAGGGAGTCGGCCATCGCGGAACTGGCCAGCGGGTGCAAAACAGCCGTCGGGGTTAAGCCTTTGGGCATGCCTTCCGAGGCCAGAATAGCTCTTGCATCGGAGAAGTTCTTGAAGACCGTCGGCGGTGACCCGGGAGTCCCCAGTCGGTTTGCGGTGTTCTGCAAGGCGAAATAGGCCCCGTCCGAGTCCAGACGGTTTCCGACCGCCACACAGGCGGGATGGATGAACCGCTGTTCAAAGTCATCGATATCCAAGAGCATGTTGATCGTGTTGAATTGCACGTCAACATGGAACTGATAGAGGATCGAGACCGGCATGTACTGCTCTGCCGAGGGTTCGACGTTGAGGGCCGGACCGAAGGTGCCCAGGTAACGCGGGGGCACGCGGACGTTACAGGTCGCGCCGATCTTGCGGCCTTTCTGGCCGAATTCCTTGTCATACTGCCGGTTGAATTTGTCCGACAGCACGCACAGATTCGCGAGCACGGGCAACGCCCGGTTCGTGATCATGCTGATGGTTAAGAGATTGTTCGCCAAAGCAGTTCACCTCACGCCGTAAGGCGCAAAAAAGAGATAATCCGCGAACTGCTTCGGTGATTTAGTGCCGCTGACGCCGGGTCAGGTTCACACCACGATTCTTGGCGAATTCTGCAATGTGCTCTCGGACGGTTGCAGTCTCAAGATTCACTTCGCCAGAAGTACCCGTGTTGGAAATGGGCGTAATCACCGGGGCCGCTCTGCGGGCCGTGCTCAGGGTTTCCCCTGTCTCTCTCGGTGCAGCCTGAGGCTGTTTGCCGTTGACCTTAGTGCTCGCCGCTTGGGCGTTATCCTTCGCTACTGGAGCGAATGGCGTTAGTTTACCCTCAATTTTGCCAATTTCAACTAATTGTTTTGCGGGAGGCATTTTTTGCAGGGCTTTGATGACTTCCGGGTTCTTGGCTAGGAAGTAACCGAGCTCGCCAAACATCTCGGATTCCTGCATATATCCGGCGGCGTGGGGAGGGATGACCTCGTCTATTGTCGAAGTCACATCTTTAAAGTCCGGCACCAGTTCGATAGCTCTCGCAATGCGGGTTTTGGCCGTTTCCATGACGGAAGCAATGCGGGCTTCCTCAGCAGCCTTGTCATCCGCCGCCTTCTTTACTTTCAACGCCTCGGCTACTCCGTGATCGACCAGAGCCTTGACGTATTCCTCGTCGGTAGCGAAATCGGCGCGATCCGGAGATTTGAGTTCCTCTGCAGGTTCCGGCTTTGGCACGGTCTTGATCTGATCTTCCAGTTCCTTCGCCCGCCGCTCCGCCGCCAGACGCAGATTATACTGCTCCGCAGCAAATTCCTCGGCCTCGCGCTTTTCCCGGACTCGTTTACCCACGGCCTTGAGCATCTTGGCGCTCAATTCGGCCTTTTCCCTAGCGGTCAGGCCATCTTCGCCCTCGACATCCAACGTATCCTTAGTCTCCGGCTTCGTCTCGGCGACAACCTTGGTATCAGCTTTTTCGGTTTCGACTTTGCCATCTTTGGCCTCCCCGAGTCCCTCGCCGGTCGCGTCTTGGACTATCGCTTCCAGATTATTACTATCCAGCACCGTTGTCGTCATGATCTGCTCCGTTAGGTTTTTGTGGGGCCGCGAATTGTCTTTCGCGTTCAGCCTCCATTGCGCCATGGGTTAATTCTTCGCGAAGGATATTGACCTCGTGCCCATGCTCCAGATGAGAATCCACCAGCTTAGACGCCGCACGGATTTCCTCGACCGAAAGGGCTGTTCTTGCTCGGACTTCCGTATCGTGGCGTTTGGTATCGGACATGACGTTAGTGTCATGCGCTTTAACCACTGCCGCGATATGCGCCTTGGTAATTCCGGCCTTGGCATCCTGTTCAAGCTGTTGGACTTGCTGTTTCAATTGCTGGTTTTCATTGGCAAGGGACTGAACCAGCGATTTTGCCCTGTTTGACAGCCCTTCCATGACCTTTTTCAGGCCGTCCGGAGTCGCGGCAGCTAGTCGATCGGCCAATTCCTGCATGTAAGGATGGTCTATTGATCGGAAAAGCAGATCAGGCCCCATTTTGGCGACGATTTCAGCCAACGCGGGCACTTTGATCATTTCCAGCATATTATCCGCGCCTTCTTCTCTTTTGGTGTCGTAGCCGGGCCCGGTATCCATTACGATGTCGTACCGTCCGACTGACAAATCGTTCTTGATGCGCTTGATGCCGTCTTCTTCTTCCGGTTTGTTGATCGCAACCATCTCCGGCGTGGAGTCTTCCCCGATGATTCTTTGCATCCGGCCCGGTTCCCAGAAATAAACCGGCACCCATTCGACAATCACGCGCCAGCATTGGGCAATCGCAAGGGTCAGGTTGTCATAAACATGATAATGGGCTTGATCGGAAAGCCATTGACGACGATTTATCGCCCTTCCAGAGACTACAACACCTTGCTGATCCTGTCCGGGCTCATTGGGAGCCCCCGCAACCGCCATGAGGTTCGAGCGCATGCCCTGTACGAAGTCGGAGAATCCCGCCTCGATCTGGGCTGGAGGTTGTCGTGTCGGCGGAGGAATTAAAATCGGACCCTGAGAGGTCTCGATAACGATCGGTTTGTATTCCAGCTTGGAATAGGGCTTTTTATTGGCGTCGTTCCATTCGTCCCGCCCTTCAAACTGGCCTTCAGCACCGATCCACGGGGCTTTAGGAGCCAATCCTAACCGCTTGATCTTCGCCACTTCCCCGTAATTAACCATGCGCGCCGGGTCCATCATGGCCTGGACCATGCCTCGGCGAAGCACCTCCCCATCAATATCGGTAGCACGATCCTCCACTCTGAAAACTGGGATGTAAGACCCAGGAATCTGCTGCCTTTCCACCACTTTCAGGCCATTGAGCCGGAACCATTCGACCTGACGCTTGATCGAATCACGATCCCCTTCGATTCTCATGCCGTGCTCTGCTAAAACGGACTCAATGTCCTCCATGGCCGCAATTCGCCCGGTTGCTGGATCCTTTGGAAGCTCAGAGCGGTACTTG